CTTGTAAGTACGGTGACAATTTTGTGTATCTAAAGATAGACCCAATAAAAGGAATCATAGGATGCAACCAACTACCAAATATTGAGATTGAACGAGGTGACGGACATACCTACATAAATCAAATAAATAACGATGAAAAAGATGACAATAAGGTAGAATTTAAATGGAGAGATAAAGCAATGAGTTTTAATTCTTGGGAAGTGGCACATTTTAGATTATTGGGTGATGATAGACGATTACCATATGGTACATCTATGTTGGAAAAAGCAAGAAGAATATGGAAACAATTATTATTAGCAGAAGACGCTATGTTGGTATACAGAACATCTAGAGCACCTGAAAGAAGAGTATTTAAGGTTTTTGTCGGTAATATGGACGATAAAGATGTGGAAGCTTACATACAAAAAGTCGCTAATAAGTTTAAACGAGACCCAGTAATAGACTCTACTAATGGACAAGTAGATTTAAGGATGAATCAAATGGCGGTGGACCAAGATTATTTTATCCCAGTAAGAGACCAAGCAGCCCCAAGCCCTATAGAGACTTTACCTGGAGCTACAAATTTAAGTGAGATAGCTGATATAGAGTATATCCAGAAGAAATTATTAGCTTCACTACGAATACCTAAAGCATTTCTAGGTTTTGAAGAAGTAGTTGGTGATGGTAAAAATTTAGCCTTACTTGATATAAGATTTGCAAGAACTATAAATAGAATTCAGAAATCCATAGTACAGGAATTAAATAAAATAGCGATTATACATTTATATGTTTTAGGGTTTGAGGACGAACTAGATAATTTTAGTCTAGGACTATCAAATCCATCATCACAAGCTGATTTATTAAAAATTGAACAATGGAAAGAAAAAATAACACTTTATAAAGACGCTGTTACCGACCCAGGAAATGGGTTACAAGCAGTATCATCTACTTGGGCTAAGAAATATATACTTGGGATGAGTGATGAAGAAATTAAGTTAGATTTACAACAACAAAGGTTTGAAAAGGCATTATCTGGAGAACTAGCAAAAACTGAAGAGACAATCAAAAAGACAGGTGTATTTAATACTGTTGATAAGTTATACGGTGAACCACCAGCTACCGAAGGTGAGGCAGCAGCGGAAGGAACAGAATCGGCAGAAGAAGGACTAGATATGACTATGGATATGGGTGGTGGTGAAGATATAGGTGCTGATATGGGTGGTGAAGAAGGTGGAACTGAAGTAGAAACTGAACCGGCAGCAGCCGCAGAAGGGTTTAATGTTGAAAAAGGGATACCGTTATTAATGGAAAATAAGGGGTTATATTTAAAGGACTTAGATGAGGTAATAAATAAGTCAAATAATAACATTAACAAGATAAATGAGGAGGTCGAGTCTTTATTAAAAGATTAGTTATATTTATAAATAAACTACACTTATGAAAGGATTTACAAAATATAAACAAAGCTTAGATACAATATTAGAAAATTCCTACGATAATAAAGATGGGTTTAAAAAGAATCTATCAGTTATTATGGGAGCAATTAAATTTTCCAAACCACTAAGGGAATTTTTTACACTTTATAATGAGATAGAATTAAAAAAGTTTAAAACAAAAGAAGATAGTTCTATATATTTAACTGAGGCTATAAATTTACTTAAAGAGAATAAATCAGAATTAGTTAAGGTTAAACCATTATTAGATAAGTTAATTGGGGGACGAAAAGAACTAATAAATAAAAGTGGAAAGGTAAACAATGATTTATACGAGAGTATAGATAATATGGTTTTCGGGTCAAACGCAAAGAATATAGAAAACTTAATAACTTCCAGACAACACCTAACAGAATCAATGGTGGGAAAGGAAATAAAAAAACCAATAAAACCAATAAACCCAAAAATATTATCTTTTGTTATGTCTAAAAAATATAATGAAGTATATAACTCTTCATTAACAGAATCACAAAAAGATATATTAAAAAATACTTTATTAATGACTGAAGATAGTATAGAAAAAGAATTTAATAATATTAAAGATATAGCTTTAAATAGGGTCAACATATTATTATCCGAATCTAATGATGAAACTCTATGTGCTAGACTAGTAGAAACAAAGAATGAAATCAAAGAATTACAAAGTACAAAAAATAGCTATATTAAGGTTAGGGGCTTGTTAGAGGACTTGAACTAAAATCACTAATTTCGTATATTTTAATTAATAAAAAGTTAATTATTATGATGAAACAAGGTAGGGAAGTTAGAACGAATATCTCGGAATTATTTAGAACATCTTACGGTACAGTAGACGTATCAACATTAAAATCAATATACTTAAATTTATCTTCTTGGGTCGAACCAACAATTGAATTAGAGGCTTGGAATAGGACAATCGATAGCGTTAAATTTAAAATTAATAATGTTGTACACAGAGAGTTGTTAAAAACGGATTTTAAAGATAAAGCTATAGTAGATTTAGATTTAAGAGCTAGTGGGCTAAGACCTGGAAAAAGAAGTTTTATGAGATGTGAAATTACCATCTTTTTAAAAAAACAAAAAGAATCCGACATAAAACATGAAGGTATACGCAAACCTATAAAAGAAATAACTGATAAAATAATTAACGGTCCATTGTTAGCCACAAAAACATTCCAATTCCACAAGACCAAGAAATAAAAAAAGATTAATATTTTTATAAAAACTTATAATGAAGTTTTTTTATGGTATTTTTATATTTATTAAAAAAAGACTATTATGAGAGTATTAGAAGCTAGAGAGATTGGTCACGGTATATTAGTAGAACATGACGGACATCTCTCACCAGACGACAATAAAAGTATCTTAAGAGAAATGGCCGAAGATGATTTTGGTGGTGATATATATATGAACGCTATATTACAAAAATACGACACACCAAATAGAAATGGGAGAGTGTATCCAGAAAAGATATTAAGGAGAGAGAATGAACGATACCAAGACGTTATTAAAAGAGGTGGTGCGATATCAGAACTTAATCATCCAGAATCTTCATTGATAGATTTAGATAGAGCTTCTCATATTATTACTGAGACTTGGTGGGACGGTAATAGATTAATAGGTAAGTTAAAATTATTAACTTCACCAGGATACCTTAAAGAAGGTGTTATATCTTGTGTTGGCGATATGGCAGCCAACCTATTAAGACAAGGTGTTACATTAGGAATATCTTCAAGAGGGGTAGGGTCATTAACTAAGAATGGAGAGTACAATCAAGTAGAAGAAGATTTTGAATTAATATGTTTTGATTTAGTTTCGTCACCATCTACACCAGGGTCTTATTTATTTAAAGAAGACGAAACAGCAGACAGTGTAGATGAACTGGATAGTGTTGTAGAATCAAGTAAAGACACACCTAATTTAGATAAATCAATCTCATTAATGAGTAGGTTAGATAACTTCCTAAATAAGTAACCCAGTTTAATTATCCCCACATGGGGATTTTTTACAATAATATGATATTTATAATAAAACCGTGCATATATTGTGTGTGCACATAATAATTTTTAAAAAAAATAAAAAAACGTGAGTAAATCAATCTTAGAAAAAGCGTTGCTCGAGGCGGAACAGTTGGAACACACTATGAAGTCTAATGCAAAAGAAATACTTTCTTCTACAATGAAGAAAGAAATTCATGAATTGGTAAAAGAATCGTTAGATAATGAAAACGATTACCTTAGAGAGCAAGAAGAAGAAGAAGAAGTTGAAATCGGCATTGAAGATGAGATGGAAGGGGAACCTGAAATCGAATTATCAATTGACGATGAGGAACTTAGTATTGAGGACGAAGTTGTAGACGACGAACTGTCTATGGAACTACCACCTCTAGACTTAACATTAGCATCAGATACAGAAGTACTTAAAGTATTCAAAGCTATGGGAGACGAAGACGGAATTATCATCCAAAAGGATGGTGGTGAAATCGATATCGTTGATAATAATACGAATACAGAGTATTTAATTAAACTTGACGAATCTGAAGACGAAGAAGAAGTTGTAGAAACAGACGAGATGGACTACGACGAATCTGAAGACGAAGAAGAGTATCTTTATGAAATCGAATTAGATGATGAAGAAGAAGACTTAGAAGAAGGAACTGGTGTAGAGGGCGTAGACGCTCCTGAATCAGAAGACGAGTTGGAGAAGTTTGATAAAGACTTAGGTGAAGGACATCAGGATATGTCTGACCGTAGACACGAAAGACAAAGTATGAGAAAACATTATGGTGAAAACCCTGATGGTTTAAATCCTTTATCTGGAGCTGAACAGGGTTATGATGACAGAGAAGATGAATCTTTATCTATGTTACATGGAGAAGGTGCTTCTATTGAACAACTAGCTGATACTGAAGGTCAAGAGGTGGAAGCTGAATTAGAGGAAACTAGTAGATTAAAAGCTGGACCGAATAGTTCATTTTCTAGAATGGCTGGACAAAAGAAAACTTGGGGTTCCCAAAAAGAATCTCGAAGACCAAGAAAAGCTAACCTAGGAGAAAGTCGTATAAGAAAGTCCTACAATCTTCTTAAAGAAGAGGTAGAGTCTATGAAAGTAAAAAATGGTGAATATAAAAAAGCACTTATTACTTTTAGAGATAAATTGAATGAAGTTGGAGTGTTTAACTCGAATTTGGCTTACGTAACTCGTTTATTCACCGAGCATTCAACTACCAAGCAGGAAAAAATCAACATTTTGAAGAGATTCGATAGTATCGAATCATTAAAATCTTCAAAAGGGTTGTATAAGGTAATCAAAGAAGAACTTACTAAGCATGTGACTGTAACTAAACGTACAAAAACAATGTCTGAGTCGGTTGAGAACAAAATTACTAAATCACCTACTAGTGGTGGAAAACTTTTGGAAACAAAAATTTACGAAAATCCACAATTTAGTAGAATGAAAGACTTAATGTCTAAATTATAAAATAAACGATTAAAAAAATTAAAAAATCATGGGAGCATTATTAGATTCAGGTATGGTTGGTAACATCGGGTTAAAACACCTTAAAGTTATCAAGGAAGATACCTTAAGAAAATGGGATGGTCTTGGGTTCTTAGACGGACTTAAGGGACATGTCAAAGAGAACGTTGCACAACTCTACGAAAATCAAGCAACACACCTGATTAACGAAGCTACATCAGCTTCTGACTCAGGTTCATTCGAAACAGTCGTTTTTCCAATTATTAGAAGAGTATTCTCTAAATTATTGGCAAACGATATCGTTTCTGTACAAGCTATGAACTTACCAATTGGTAAATTGTTCTACTTTGTACCTAAAATTACACCAAGAACTGCAGCAGGAGCACACTACGGACCTTACGATGGTAATTCATTGTACACGACTCCAGGTAACCCTTCAACTGCAGCAACAACATCATTATATGATGAGTTTTACGCTGGAAACGCACCTCAAGGAGCTGATGACGGTCTTTATGACTATTCAAGAGGTAAATATTCTGGACAAAGTCAGGCATGTGTAATCCAACAATGGAACGGAAACCAACTAGAAGCTGGAGCTGGTGCAAACCTAACTTCTGCTTGTAGTAGAACACTACTTGTTAAGATGGCAGGTTGGTCATCGGGAGAATCTGGAAAATTAACAGGACCAGACGGACATCCACAAGATACTGAAGATTTCTTATCTTCATTAACACTTACACCGGATAGAAATTTCGTTTGTTGTGATAATACTACCGCTGGTAGTGATGGAACAGTAACTTACGCTTCAGGAGCTACTATGTTATTCCGTGTTGTTACACAGAAATATGGTTTTGGTATTGTAGATAGAACTGATACTTGTGATAGTAATGGTGACATTTACTTAGAAGTTGATTTATCTTGCCCAGCATGTATAGGTTGTGATTCAGTAGATGGTTACGTTGGTTCATCTGGTGCTAGTGGAACTGCTTCTCAAGTAGTAGTTACAGGAAATTATAGAGTATACGAGACTTTAGAATTTGAAGACGAAATGGGTGAAGTTTCTTTCGACCTACAAGGTGTTACAGTTTCTGTAACTGAGAGAAAATTAAGAGCTCAATGGTCTCCAGAACTTGCACAAGATGTATCTGCATTCCATAACATTGATGCTGAAGCTGAATTAACAGCTTTATTATCTGAGGAAATTGCAGCTGAGGTTGACAGAGAAATCTTAAGAGACCTTAG